CCGAGATGGGTCTAAAACTTAGACCGGTCCAAGATTTAGACCCAAGTGGTCTAAATGCTGGACCCAAGTGGTCTAAACGCTGGACCCAAGTGGTCCAAGATTTAGACCCCAACATAAAGAAACATAAGGAACAGGAAGAACGTAGCGCTGACGCGCCAGCTCCGGCAACTGCGTTGCCTTCGCCACCTTCTTCTTCCCCTGTAGCTGTTCCGCGTCCGAAGCCAGCCAAGTTCGATCCCGCCAACCTTCCCCTGCCCCACAGTGCCGGCCTCGCCAATGCCTGGGCAGAATTCGCCCAACACCGCCGCGAGATCAAAGCCCCGCTTACTCCGACCGCAGCCCAGCGCATCGTTGCCGATCTTGCCGCCGTCAACGAAGCCGCCGCCGTCGAAGCCCTCCGCAAGTCCGTGAAGCACGGCTGGCGCGGCGTGTTTGTAGACACCCCCAAGGACACCGCCAAAGTCCTCCACATCCCGCGCACCGGCCCGGTGCAGCCGTCCGAGGCTGAGCGGCGCATGATGGCGCTCGAAGCCCTGCAGGAAGAACGGATGAAGGGAGTCGCATGACCCAGGCAATCTTTGCCATCTGCGAGGGGCTCAACGCGCCCGTCTCCGAGGCGGCCGCCCGGAAGCTCTCAAACTGCCGCCGCGGCGACCTCACCGAGGCTCTCTTCATCGCCGGCTGCATCGTCTACGACTGGGAGAACTTCAAGGCATTCGGCCACGACCACACCGCCGACTGGGTGCTGGTCCGGGGCACGCTCAGGCTGACTGTGCAGGTCAAGACGGCTAAGCTGACCGACCGCGGCGACTACCACATAAACGCCAAGCGCGGCGGCGGCGACACAACGCGGCCCTACGCTGCCGGCGATTTCGACATCCTTGCGGCCTACCTGCCCGACCGCAACCAGTTTGTCTTTTGGTCGTTCGAGGATGTCCGCAGCCGGCAGACCGTCCGCTATCACCCTGACCGCCACCGCCAGCCGGGCAACTGGAGCCTTTTGGACGAAGTCGCAGAATCCCTAACCGCCCATCAAAAATCATTTACCCCCTAAGACAGCCGATGTCCTACCCCCACTGTACCTTTGTCCACATATGAAAACCAAAACACCCACCAAGAAAAAGCCCCCCGCAGTTACTCGCGAGAACGGCCGCGCGACCATCAACGCCGAGGTCATCGATGACCTCTTCACCCAAACCATCGCCAACCTCATGGCCCTCCAAGTCGTGTGGGAAAAGATCAGCCTAAAGGAGGAGCTAGAGCCATGATGACCAAGAACGGCAAGACGCAGACCATTGAGGACGGCACCCCAGGCTGCCCATACATCCGGCACCTCGAGGTCCACGCCGCCTGCGACCGCTTCTTGGCGTCCCGCGGCATCATCACCGACCCCAACTTCCGCAAGTCCGCGTGGCTGTACGGAACAACGACCAAGCGAAGGAGGTCCGCGTGATCGGCCAGATCAACTTTGGGCCAGCCGCAGAGGCGGGCATTGAGTCGCTCAAGATCCGCTCGCTTGAGTCCCAGATCGCCGACCTCACCAGCCAACGCAAGATGCTCCGGCGCGTCCTGCAGTCCTGCGCTGCGCTGACCTCGGCCGTGTCCGCAGCCAAGCACGAAGCACTGCTGATGACTGACCCCGAAAATATTGATCTGCCCATAGAAAAACTCTTGCCATGACGTGGACACTATGGGACAGTCATGGACACACCGCGGCACACCACACGCAGTCCTAGTGCCATGGAATTTACCGACGACAACCCCGAACGCATTACCACACCAGAGTTATGGATTTCTCCCTACGCCTACGAAAGTTTCCTCATGGTCGACGCAGCGTGCGACCGCTGGCTCAAGCGTCGAGCCGCATTACGGAGGCTCGCAAGTGAACGCACTGCTCACGACATACCTGCTGCTCCTTCTGCTGGCGATGATTGTCATAGCGATCTTGGAGAATAACGACGGAGGTCCAGCCTAATGAAAAAGCAAATTGTTCCCAACGCCCCCGAGGTCGAAGCCGCCGTGCTCGGTGCCCTCATGTCTGAACCCGGCATGATCGACGAGATCGCCGGCCTCAACGCTGACCTCTTTTTTACCCCCGCCAACGCGCAGGTCTTCGGCGTCATCCGCGACATCCGCGGAGCCGGCGGCGTGCCGAACATTGTTGCCGTGACGCAAGTCCTCGCCAGCCACGACCGCCTTGAGTTTGTCGGCGGCGCCGGAGCAGTGACCGACATGGTTGCCCACACCGCCGGCGGCCCCGCCGCAGTCGAGTACCACGTCCAGACTCTCCGCGACCTTCACGCCCGCCGCGCAATCCTAAACGCCGCCGGCCGCCTGCAGTCTGCCGCCTCGGACATGTCGCAGCCTGCCGACAGCGTGCTGCAGGACGCCGGCGAGTCCGTCTTGTCGCTCTCCCTTGGCCAAAGCACCGACAGCATGCGCCCCGCGTCTGCCATCGTGCCCGGTCTGCTGGAGGAGCTGGAGAAGCTGATGGTGCCCGGGGCCAAACTGGGCGTGGAGACCGGCTTTAAGTCCTTCGACTACCTCACAGGCGGCCTGCGCCCCGGGCAGCTGACCATCGTGGCTGGCCGTCCCGCCATGGGCAAATCCGCCTGGATGCTCAACGCCTGCGAAAACATGTCCCGCCGCGGCGTCCCGACTTTGTATTTCTCGCTGGAGATGCCCGCCAACGAGCTGGCCAGTCGCGTTGTCCTCGGCCGCGCGGAGACCAACATTGAGGTCGTTCGCAATGGCTTCCTCGACCACGCCAGCAAGCTCCGCATCGTGCAGGCCGCCGACCAGTTCGCCACGGAACCCCTCTACGTTGACGATCGCGGCGGCCTGACGATGCTCGACATCCGCGGCCGCGCACGTCTTGCCGTCCGCCGCTGGGGCGTGAAGGTCATCTTTGTTGATTATCTGCAGCTGGTCAGCCACGCCGGAGCCCAGTCCCGCGAGAACGAAGTTGGCTTTGTCTCCCGCGGACTTAAAGCCATGGCCATGGAGCTAGGAGTGCCGGTCGTTGCCGCCGCCCAGGTAAACCGCAACGCAGAAAAGGCCGTTGACAACCGCCCAAAGATGTCCGACCTCCGCGAGAGTGGCAGCATTGAGCAGGATGCTGATTTGGTCTGTCTACTGCACAGGCCTGCGTACTACGCCGCCGACCAAGAAACTGAGCCCGATCCGCAGGATGCAGAGTTGATCATTGCGAAACATAGGGCCGGTGCCACTGGCAAGGTCAACTTGGTCTGGCGCCCGCGGCTGACCCGCTTTGAGAACGCCGCGCTTGGCAACCGCACCACAGACACCGCCGACACCGTCTACGCACCATCGCGTCAAATGCAGGAGGTCTTTTACAAATGAACTCCCGCGCGAAAGGAGCCCGCGGAGAACGCATGTGGCGCGATGAATTGCGCTCCGCATTCGGTGATTCCGGCATTCGCCGCGGCCAGCAGTTCAGCGGCCTCGGCGACTCGCCCGATGTCGTCTGCCCTTGCCTTCCAGACATTCACTGGGAGGTAAAATTTTGCCAAGTGACCAAGGTGAAAGACTGGCTCGCCCAGGCTATCCGCGATGCCAAGGACAAGCTCTTCCCGGTCGTTGCCCACAAGCGCACCGGCGAGGACTGGCTGGTCACCCTGCGCGCTAACGATTTCCTCACCATCCTCCGCGGCTCTGATTTTCTAGTACCAACACAAACACAACCACAACCACAAACCAAATAATACCATGGCAACAAAAACCCTAACCACACCCGCGGGCATCGCTCGCTATCCCAGCCTCAATCGCGCCGACACCAAGTTCGACGAGATTGGCGTCTACAAAGTGAACCTTGAAATGTCCTCCGAGGACGCCGAGCCGTTCATCAAGCAAGTCGAAGCCATCTTCGCCGAGTTCCTTGACGACAAGAAGCGCGAGTTGAAGAAGGACAAGCTCAAGCTGCACGCCGCACCTTGGGAAGACAACGACGGCCTTACCCAGCTCAAGCTCAAAGTCAAAGCCATGGGCAAGAACAAGGAAGGCGAAACCTTCAGCCGCCAGCCGAAGCTCTTTGGCTCGGACGGCCAGCCCATCACCGACAACATCGGCGGCGGGTCCAAGCTCAAAGTCGCTGTCGTTCCTTATTGCTGGTACACCGCATCCCTTGGCGCCGGCATCACGCTGCAGCCGAAAGCCGTGCAAGTCCTTGACCTCGTTACCTGGGGCGACGGCGGCAGCGCGCAAGCCTACGGCTTTGACGTGAGCGAGTCCGCAGCCCCTGCGGCCAAGACCGGCACCGACGACCAAGAGATCAGCTGGTAACCAGCATGCCTGCCAAAACACCACGCAAGGCAACTACGCGCAGGGCCAAGGCGGTCAAACCCGCCGAGCCCGACCGCTT